GGTTGCACTGTTCATCACCGGATTGCTTTGCACGACCGTCATCGCGCCCGTGGTCTTCATCACGGCGGGCTTCCGCAAGACGCGGGAGTTCATCATCGACACCACACGCACCACACGCGCCCACATCGAGAAGCTGGGTTGATGGTGAGCATGGCTCATCGAACGCCAGGAGAGACACCCATGAAGAACATCATCGACACCACCTTGGCCGCTGTCCTCGTCATCGTCGCTATCCCGCTGGTCTTCGTGCATGGCGGCGTCGTCGCCGTGAAGAAGTGGTCGCGCATCGGCTGGGGCATCGTCACTCGCTGATGGCTCGCCAACTCTACCTCGACATGGATGGCACCCTCGCGGACTTCGACAAGAAGGCGCGGGAGGTCCTCGGCACCAGCATGGCGGACTTCGAACGCCAGTGGGGCGCAAAGGAAGCGTGGACGCGCCTCCTCGACCTCGACGACTTCTACAACACCTTCGACCCCATGCCAGACGCTCACTACCTCTGGGCGAAGACGCAGCACCTCGCACCGATCATTCTGACGGGCATCCCCTCCTCCCGCTCGGAGGAAGTTGCGGCGCAGAAGCGCAAGTGGGTGGCGCGGATGTTCGGCGGCTATGTGCCGGTCATCACCTGCCGCTCGAAGGACAAGGCGCTCTACTGCAAACCGGGTGACATCCTCATCGACGATCGCACGGACTACAAGCACCTGTGGGAGGCGGCGGGGGGTCATTACATCGTTCACGAGTCGGCGCGGCGCTCGATGTCGATCTTCGAACGGAAGACACAGAGCCTCGAATGGCGGTGAAAGCGCCCCGAACCACCATCTTGGTCGACGGCGACGTGTTCGCCTACCGCGTCGCGGCTGCTGCCGAAGAGGCGATTGACTGGGGCAATGGCACGGCCACCTTCAACGCCGATCTCCCGGACGCCATGTCGAAGCTGGACGACCTCCTCGGGGAGTTCTCCGATCGGTTCGCCGCCTCGAAGACCATGGTGGCCCTCACCGTCCCCCGCAACTTCCGCTACGACGTCCTCCCGACCTACAAAGGGAACCGCCGCGGGGTCCGCAAACCGATCCTGCTGCGGGCGTTGAAGGACCATCTGACGGACAAGTGGGGGGCTCAGACGAAGCCCCTCCTCGAAGCTGATGACGTCCTGGGCATCTGGTCCACATGGCCGAAGCTCAAGGGCAAGAAGATCGTCATCTCCCTCGACAAGGACCTCCGGCAAATCCCCGGCTGGTTCTGGGACACCAAGAGTGAGACTGCCATCAGGATCAGCCCAGGGGTCGCAGACCAGTGGCACTACACCCAGACCCTCATCGGTGACGTCACGGATGGCTACAAGGGCTGTCCTGGCGTTGGCCCAGTCGCTGCAAAGCGCATCCTGAACCTCGATGAGGACGCCATCAAAGGGGGTCCTATTGGTGATGAGGCACATGGCATCATCTGGCGCGCCATCGTGAAAGCCTACGAGGCCAAGGGCCTCACCGAAGAGGACGCCCTGGTGCAAGCCCGAGTGGCGCGCATCTGCCGCGCGAGTGACTACGACTTCGACAAGAAGGAACCGATCTATTGGACACCAAAGACCTGAGCCTCGCCACCCTTCGCGCCGCCGATATCGAGCGCGCCGCCGAGTGGGGCATCGAAAAAGTGGGCTTGGCTTACCGCGGCAACGAGCTGGCCGGAGAGACCGGGGAGGCGTGCAACGTCATCAAGAAGCTGGAGCGCGCGGCCATGGGCGCTGTCGGCACGAAGGCGTCGAAGGACGACCTCGCCGATGAGCTGGCGGATGTGGTGATCTGTGCCGACCTGACTGCGATGGAGGCGGGGATCGACCTCGCCGCGGCCGTCAAGCGGAAGTTCAACGCCACCTCCACCAAGTATGGGCTGACCACCAAGCTCAATGACTGATCCCACCACCTGCCGCTTCTGCGGCATCCCCCACAAGGCCCCCTGCACGGACGAGGCGACTGCCGCCCAATGCCCCATACGGCTGGCCCGTGCTGCCCGTGAACTGTCTCAACCGAAAGGCCCCTCCGAGTTGCCCCTGAACGACCAAACCCCGACCCCTGCGTTGACCTCCGACCACCCGCTGGCCCAGCTCGCCGACATCAGCGCCAACGTGGCCCCGGCCCCGGCGCTGCCCCCGAGCCCCCCGCCCGCGCCTGTCGCGCCGCCGGTCATCCAGCCGCTGACCCCAGCGCAGAGTGCTATGATCGACAGCATCCTTGCCGCCCACCCGGCCCCGGTCCCCGTCACTCCCCCCACCTCCCCGGCCGTGGAACCGGACCATTACGCTCGCTTCAAAATCCAGCCGATCGCCTTCATCCGGGAGAACGAGCTGACCTTCTGGCAGGGCAACGTCATCAAATACATCTGCCGCGCCGACGCCAAGAACGGTGTCGAGGACATCGAGAAGGCGATCTCCTACCTGCTCAAGGAACGGGCATATCTGCTCGACCCGACCTCGCGCTGGTTCGAGGCGCAGCTCCCGAAAGGTGCCTAATTGGTGCGCATAGAGAGGGGGGAGGAGGGCGAAAATAGAAACGTGCGCTTCTTGCCAGACTCCCCCGCCGGTGACAGTTTAAGGGATAGTTTAACTACCCGTGAACCTGCTCTCGACGACGACCTCATCTCATTCTTGTCCCGCGTGTTCCCTGACAAGCTCCCGGATCAACTTCAGACTGAGCCGGAGATTGCTTACCTGATCGGTCAACAAAGCGTCATCAGGCTGCTCCGCTCCATGAACAAACGACAGAAGGAACAGACCGACTGATGTGCCTCGGCAGTCATCAACAGTCTTCGCCACCGCCCGCACCGCCCGTCCCTGCCCCCGCCCCGGCGAATGACGCCCCCGTCGCTCCGGTCCTGAATGACAAGACCAAGGACAGCACGAACGCGAACAACCTCGTCGCGGGGCAGCGTCGGGGCGTTAAGTCCCTGACGATCGACATGAACACGGGCTCCGGGTCCGGTCTCGCGATCCCGAGCTGACAGGCATGGGCTCCAAGACGGGGCTGGCCGCTGAACGCTACGCAGCACTCCACGGCGCGCGGGAGGTCTTCCTTCGCCGCGCCCGTGACGCCGCCACCCTGACAATCCCGTATCTGATCCCGCCTCTCGGGTTCAATGCGACCATGTCTCTCCCGACGCCCTATCAGTCCCTGGGCGCTCGGGGTGTGAGGAACCTGGCTTCGAAGCTACTGCTCGCCCTGTTCCCCACCAACACCACGTTCTTCAAATACGAGATCGACGACTTCCTCCTCGAAGAAATCAGCAAGGTGGGGAAGGTCGCCCGCGGTGACTTCGAGCTTGCCATGAGCCGTCGAGAGCGCGCCATCATGGTCGAGATCAACAAGGCCCTCGTCCGTGTGGTCGCTGCAATGGCGCTCATGCACCTCATCGTGGCCGGTAACTTCCTCCTGCACTGTCCGAAGAAGGGCCGCGCAAGGGGCTTCCGCCTCGACCAGTATGTGGTCCGCCGAGACCCCGAGGGGAACGTCCTAGAGATCGTCGTCAAAGAGCCACTCAACATCCACACACTGCCCCAGAAGGCCCGCGACGCTATCGCCGCCAGGGCAATGGATGCTGGTGATGCGGACGGCGATGACGACGACAAGCACAAAGGCACCGGCGACAAGACCAGCGACCTCTACACCCGCATCTACCTGGGTGATGACGGTATGTGGCACGTCAATCAGGAGTGCGAGGGTGTCGTCATCCCCGACTCAGACGGCACGTATCCCCTGGAGGCCAATGAGTGGCTCCCGCTGCGGTGGTCGACACAGCCCTGTGAGGACTATGGCCGCGGCTACGTCGAGGAGTTCCTCGGCGACCTGGACAGCCTAGAGGGCCTCTCAGAGACCCTTGTCGAGGGCATCGCCGCTGTCGCCCGCGTCATCTTCCTGGTGAAGCCCAACGGCGTCACGAACATCCGCATGGTCTCCAAGGCCCGCAACGGGGACGTTCGAGCGGGCAATGCCGAGGACGTCACAGTCGTTCAGGCGGCCCACAAGTCGGCAGACTTCCAGACGGCGCAGAAGCAAGCCGAGACGATCGCGACACGGCTGTCCTACGCCTTCATGCTGAACTCCACAGTCCAGCGAAACGCCGAGCGAGTAACCGCGGAGGAAATCCGCTATGTCGCCGGTGAGCTGGACGACGCCCTGGGCGGCCTCTACACGCTCCTCGCCGCTGAGTTCCAACTTCCCGTCGTGGCGATCTACGAGCGGCGGATGCAGGAGCAGCGCAAGGTCCCGCCGCTGCCGAAGGGTGTCGCCGAGCCGACGATTACCACGGGCCTCGAAGCAATCGGTCGAGGCAATGACCTTCAGGCCATGAAGGCGTGGGTGACGGACGTCATCCAAGTCGTTGGTCCTGACACAGCGTTCAAATACATCGCCCCCGCAGAGTTCCTGAAGAGGTCTGCCGCGGCGTATGGCGTCGACACATCGGACCTCATGCGCTCCGATGAGGAAGTCAAACAGAGCGATCAACAGGCGCAGTTGCAGGAGCTGGTCCAGAAGCTTGGTCCCCAGGCCATATCGGCCGCCGGAGGACTGGCCCAGACTGCCATGCAACAGCAACCCCCGACAACGAAGCAAGGATAATTTGTGGCACGTTCTCCCAATACTGTTGCTGGCACTGAAGCCGTTGGCGACGCCGCCGTCTCCCCCGTCGACAATGCAAACGCTTCAGCAGCCACTGGTGCTGCCCCCGATGCGGCTGCACTGGGACTTTCCGTTCCGCAGCCCCTCCCCGAAAGCGCACCTGCCCCGGTAGCCAACGTGGCCCCCACGGTCAGCATCCCGATCGCCGACCGCTCCATCGCTGACGGCCCCGGCACGGTCCTCTGGCGCTCCCAAGATGGCGTCGAACTGACGGTGAAGACCAACTGATGGCTCTCGAGCAGACGTTCAACGTCGACCCCCACGCCGCCGCTCCGACCCTGGAGCAACAGGCCGCTGCCCTCGACAAGGCCGCTGCCGAGAAGGCTGCTGCCACCCCTGACGCCAATGGCCGACCCGACTGGCTCCCCGAGCAGTTCAAGTCGATCGATGACTACGTCAAGTCGGCCACGGACACCCGAGCCGAACTGACCCGCGCTCAGCAGAAGCTGGCCGAGCTGGAGAAGGGCAAGCAGTCGCCCGCCGAGCCCCCCAAGACAGAGGGCGCGGAAGTCCCCCCGCAGACGGAAGCCGACAAGGCCGCCGCCGAGGCCGTAAAGGCCGCTGGACTGGACGTCTCGAAGTTCTCCTCGGAGTTCAGTTCCACCGGCGACGTCTCCGAGGAGAGCCGCGCTGCCCTTGCCGAGTCCCTCAAGGGAACCCTCGGTGAGAATGCACGAGCCCTCGTTGACCAGTATATCGAAGGCTCAAAGGCCACAGCCGCCAATGCGCGCAATGCCGCGTTCACCGAAGCCGGCGGTGAGGAAGCCTACGGCAAGATGATCGAGTGGGCCAAGACGGGCCTGACCGCCGACCAGATCAAAGCCTACAACAAGGCCGTCGAAGGGTCCGACGCGGACATCAATTCCCGCCTCCTGGCCATCCGCGGCCTCCGCGCGTCCTACGAGAAGGTCAACGGCCGCGACCCGTCCCTGGTCAAGGGGGCCAATGCCTCCCCCTCAGCGGACATCCAGCCGTTCGCATCGGCCCACGAGCAGACCCAGGCGATCAACGACCCGCGCTACAAGAAGGACCCCGACTACCGCGCCAAGGTCCTTCAGCGGATACTAGCATCGTCCCTGTGACGCTGCCCTTCATCACCCAGCTCGGGGTGGACTTCATTGCCCGCTCCGAGGGGCTGAAGCTCAAGGCGTATAAGTGTCCCGCTGGCGTCTGGACGATCGGCTACGGCCACACCAGCGCAATGGGAGCCCCCGAGGTCTATCCGGGGATGGTGATCACGGTCGAGCAAGCCGCCGATATCCTGCAAGACGACATCGAGCGCGTCGAGGCCATACTGCGGCGACACATCAAAGTGCCACTCACACAGTCACAGTATGCCGCTCTCGTCTCCTTCGTGTTCAACATCGGCGGCCCGAAGTTCGCCAAGTCGACGCTCCTCCGGCTCCTCAACAAGCGGGACTACGACAGTGTCCCCGCGCAGCTCCTGCGGTGGACGCACAGCAACGGCGCGGTCCTCCCTGGCCTCGTCACGCGGAGAACCGCCGAGGCTGCAATGTGGGGTGGTGGCACCGATGGTGATCCGATCCCGCAGCGCGTCGACGCTCCGAAGGCGAGCCTCAAGCCGACAGTCGGCCATGTGGGTGCAGCTGCCGGTGGCGCAACGGCCGCCAATCTCCCCGACGCGGTCATGCAACTGCTCCCGCACGTCAGCGCCGCGACCATTGAGCACTACGCCATCATCACCGCGGCGGGCATGGGCCTATTCCTCCTGGGGCTCGTCACTGACCGCTTCATCCTGCAACCCCGAAAGGAAAGTCTGTAATGTCCGAGTTCTGGACCAAGAACAAGGGCAAGATCGTCGCCGTCTCTGGCGCCGTCTTCCTGGCTCTTGGCGGCTATCTGACTGGCACGGTGGACCTCGTTCACGCTGTCACGTCGGTCGTCACTGCCATCGCCAATTGATCCGCAACATTATCGTCGGCCAGATCATCGCCAAGATCGTGGCCTTCCTCATCTCCATCGGAGTCCCCAAGTCGGTGGCTCCCGAGGTGAAACCCACGCCGGTCGAGTGGCCGCAGAAATATGAAGTGAAGTAACGACACGGCGGGGGCCTCTGCTCAGCACGTCCCCGTCCTCTCTCTCTCCGTGAATGCTGTCGTGCATGTGCGCCCCTTCTTAGGGGGCAAGCAGGACTAACAGGACCACACAACAAGCTCGCTTGGCTCAGTCTCGCGCCCCCGAGGGGACACCTGCACTGAATTACCTCGATAGCTCGCGTGAAGGCCCGTTGGACCGATCACCCAACGATCCACAGCACACGAGAGAAAAACACAAGTGACTATCGCTGATCCGACGACCGTCTCCCGCCTTGGCCAGATCAATGGCTCGGGTGACGCGCTCGCTCTCTTCCTCAAGGTCTTCTCCGGCGAAGTGTTCGCCCAGTTCGAGAAGGATACGCAGTTCAAGGACCGTCACTTTGTCCGCTCCATCAAGAGCGGCAAGTCGGCT